ACCAACCTCGACACATTCCGGCAAACCCAACCCAACACCTGGTACATCCCCCAGGCATACGACCCCGAAATCCATTACCGCCACCAAGTCTCCGACGATCTCCGAGCCGACTTCGGATGGGTAGGAACCGCCTTCCCCTCCCGAATCAACTTCTTCGAACAAGTCGACTGGACCGGAATCGACGTCGCCTTCGCCGGAAACTGGCAGGCACTCGACGAGCAGTCGCCACTCCAACAGTTCCTCATCCACGAACAATCCGGCTGTTTCCCCAACGAACACACAGTGGAGCTGTATTCCTCAGTCCACACCTCGGCGAACCTTTACCGCAAGGAAGGCGCCGCCGGCCATGACCAAGGCTGGGCAATGGGTCCACGCGAAGTGGAACTAGCCGCCACAGGAACTTTCTTCCTCCGAGAACCACGCCCCGAATCCGACCAGATTCTTTCCATGTTGCCCACCTTCGAAACACCCGAAGAGTTCGGAGAGAAACTACGATGGTGGCTGAACCATCCGGCAGAACGGCAAACAGTCGCACTCGAGGCACGAAACGCAATCGCCACCCGAACTTTCGACAATAATGTCCGGCATCTGCTGGAATGTGTAGCAGCTCTCCCGAGCATCCCGACGTGACCGGAGAACCCCAGACCCCACCAACTCCCCAAGGAGAAACCAATGGCACGTCGCCACGGCCGTAACGGTCGCCTCTACCTCGGAATCGCTACCTCGGCTGCGAATCCTTCATCCGTCGCATTCCTTAAGCAGTGGTCAGCAGAGTTTGCTGTCGACACTGCTGAAGTCACCTCATTCGGCGACACCAACAAGGTGTACGTTTCTGGCCTTCCTGACGCTCAGGGCAGCTTCTCCGGCTACTTCGACGACGCCACCGCACAGTCGTACACCGCCGCTGTCGATGGTGACGCCCGCAAGTTCTATCTGTACCCAGACATCACGAACGCTCCGACTGTCTACTGGTACGGAACCGGCTTCTTCGACTTCTCAGTCGATTCACCGGTCGACGGCCCAATCACCGTTTCGGGCAGCTGGCGCGCAGCTAGCACTATCGCCAAGAACGGCTAGTGGCTGTAGGGGCTGGGGTCTACGTCAGCAACCTGGCCGAGGTTCGGAAGTATCTTCGAAAGATACATCCGGACCTCGTCCCGGTCCTACGCGAAGACCTCAAATCCGCCATCATCCTCAACACTCTTCCAGCAGTTCTTCGTCGAGTCCCAAAGAAATCCGGCTACGCCCAATTCACAGTCAACGCCAGAGCAGGCGGAAACACTTTGTACGTCCAAGCAGGCGGCAAATCATCCGTGGCTCCGTACTTCGGATGGCTGGACTTTGGTGGCACCCTAAGAAACCGTGGACCAGGACGAAACCAAACCATCGTCCGACCTATCATTAAAAAAGGCCGCTACGTCTACCCGGCTATCTACGAGACACAAAACCGACTCGTCGAAGCCGCTGGCCGAGCAGTCGACAAAGCAGTCCAATCCGCCCTCCGATAAAGGAACAGCCCGCCATGTTCGCAAAATACCGAATCACACACCAAGACGGAACCCTCGTCGAAGCACCAGGCCGCAAGGTCGACGCCGTCAAGTTCGAACGCCAATTCAAAATGCCAGTCTCCAACCTGTTCGGAGACGGAGGCATCTACACCGAACATTTGTGGTATTTCGGATGGTGTGCAGAAAAACGAATCAACAGTGATCTTCCCGACTTCGACGAATGGATGGAAACCGTTGATGGGGTCGACATTCTTTCGGAAGAAGAAGAAGAAACCCCTACGGACCCGAGTTCTTCACCCTCGCTGTAGCAGCGCTGGCGATTGACTCGGGTATCCCAATATCCGTACTTTTAGAGGAACCCGACCACTACCTCGACGCAATGTTCGAAGTTCAAACAAGACGCAGAGAAGCCACCGAATACGGACCGGATGCGAAGCGTTGGGATGAGTGAGGCAACCGATGGCCGCTGGGACCGATAAAAGCAAAGTCAGGGTCGCCGTTGTAGGTGACGCTTCACAGCTCGAAAAAGAACTCCGCAAAGCAGAAGGCCAACTTTCCGGTTTCGGAGCCAACGCCCAAAAGTCTGGGGATATTCTCCGCTCCGCTCTCTTCGGAGGCGCTGTCCTTTACGGTGCCAAGAAACTGGTCGACGCTGCTGGCGATTTGGAGCAGTCAATCGGCGGAACAGCTGCTGTCTTTGAAGACGCTGCTGGCAGTGTTGATGAATTTGCAAAAAGCGCCGCTCAAGTTGTTGGTTTGTCGGAGAACGCTGCTCGTTCGTTGACGTCACGTCTTGGCGCTTCTTTGAAAGGTGCTGGGCTTTCAGCGGAAGAAGCAGCAAAGCAATCCATTTTCCTGACAAAGACTGGCGCCGATTTGGCCGCCACTCTTGGCGGCAACACCAAAGACGCCGTCGCTGCCTTGGGATCGGCTCTTCGAGGCGAGTTTGATCCCTTGGAGCAGTTCGGTATTGCACTGAAAGCCTCTCAGATCAGTGCGAAAGCCGTTTCCATGGGTTTGGCGGAATCCGAATCGTCTGTCAGTGCATACGCCAAAGGCCAAGCCACTTTGGCGCTTATCACGGAACGCTCAGCATTCGCCCTCGGACAGATGGGGAGAGAAGCCAACACTGCTCAAGGCCAGCAGCAAAGAGCAGCAGCATCCATGGAAGACACCTCAGCGGCACTCGGCAAATCTCTTCTTCCCGTCTACGTTCAAATCCAAAAAACAATCACCTTGGTGGCAGAGGCTTTCGCCATGCTTCCCGGTCCTGTGCAAACCGGAGTCATCGCCCTCACAGCCGTCGCACTAGTAGGACCAAAAATCTATTCAGCAACCACAGCAGCCATCGGCGCTATTCAAGCATTCCCAGCGGCACTAGAAAAAGCAGCATTGTCCGCTGCTGGAACTCAACAAGCGCTAAACGGAATGCAGCTCACTACAGGAGTCGCAGGACAAACAGCAGTCGCCACCGCTGGCGGAATGTCTCTTCTGGGTCCGGCAGTGTTGGCGGTAGGCGCTGCTGCTGTCGTTGGCGGCATCGCCTACAAGAACTACAAAGACGAACAAGCAGCAGTCAAAAAAGATATCGACGCCCTCATCCCGACCTTCAATAAACTCACCGGCGCAATCACGGCCAACACTCAAACAAGTCTCGCCGCTCAATTGGCATCCAAAAACCAAATCGACAATTTAAACAAAGCCGGCATTTCAGTCTCTCAGTTCACCGACGTGATTGACGACAACCGTGATGCTTTGGTGAAACAAGGATATGTCGAAAACATACTCCGAGGGGGAGTCGCAAAAGGGACCGAGGCTTTCGACGCGCGAGTGAAAGTCATTCGTGATGCTGGCGGCACCCAAAACGAACTCATCGCCCGTCTTCTTGAAACCGACGCCGCCGACATGGGCCTCATCAAAACCCTCTACAACGGCATCGACGCCTACAACCAAAACCAGGCAAAAGTTGAAGAACTGAACGAGCAAAAAAGTATTTCTACTGGCAAAACCAAAGACCAGATCGCATCTGAAAACGGTCTATCTGCTGCCAACTTAGACTCAGCAGACAAAATCAAAGACCTCATCGACGCCACCAAAGAACTTTATGAGATCAGAATCAGCAACGAGGAAGCAGAAATTGCTACTCGTAAAGCCTTAGTCGAATACAACGAGAGCCTCAGAAATGGTGGTTTATCAGCAGACGAGCGCCGGACCAAAGAAATCGAACTTGAAAAAACTTTGATAAAACAGGCAAAGGCCTTTTCCGAGCTTGTCGGCATCCAAAAAGTTAACGCCAAAGAAACCTATTCAGCAGGCGAAGCTTCTGTAGTTCAAGCAATAAAACTTGCAGAACTGGCAGACGCCCTTGACCCTAATAGTCCAGTCCGAAAAAATCTGAAGGGATTTGCCTACGATCTTTACGTTTATTCTCAACAAGACAACGCAGTGAAGTTGCGAGTTGAGATGGACGAAGCAGTCGCCAAAATTAAAGCATTCTTGGGTCTGTCAAAAGACGCTGTGGTCAGTTACGACGAGTTAATGGCCTTCTCAGCAAACTACCCAGACCGCAGAGCCGGTGGTGGTCCTGTCGGTGCCGGCACCCCATACCTTGTCGGCGAGAAAGGCCCAGAACTGTTCGTCCCCTCCGGTTATGGCCGAATCATTGACGCCTTCTCCACGAACAAGGCCATGCTCTCCAACGCTGGCGGCAGCATGGGCGGCAGTGGGCAAGCCATCAACATCACTATCAACACCGTCGCAGGCGACCCAATCGCAATCGAAACCATCGTCGTTGATGCGTTATCTAGGGCGAACAGGCGTGGAGTTACGGGACTCACACCATGAGTTTCACACAAGAAATGCCGACACTCGAAGTGCTGTTCGCTCCGTCTGTCGTAGGTTCCGACGCTGGCGACCGGTTCATCTTGAACGTGTCACTTTTAGACACTGGCACACTCGGCGACGGTGCTTTCTTCTATGAAATCACCGAATTTGTGCGGGACTTCAACACCTCTCGAGGACGTCGACGTGAACTAGAACGATTCACAACTGGAACCGCCCAAATCGTTCTTGATAATCGTGACCGACGATTCGACCCGACAAACACTGCCAGCCCCTACTACAACGCCACTGTCGGAGTCACAGGAGTGGTTCCATCTATTCCAGTAGTTATTCGTGCCACTTGGAATGCCACTCAATATTCGATTTTCCGTGGGTTGATTGACTCATGGACATTTGACTATTCCGACGCTGGCATTGGTGATGCAACCGCAACGATCACCTGCTCCGACGCTTTCAAAGCGTTCTCAAATGTGATCGGTGGTTTGCCATCTGTCACAACGATCACAAGTTCCGGCACAGGCGTCCTCGACGTCGCAGTTTCTACACCTTCGGATGGTGGTGGATTTGGGATCAGTTCGATTGACGTGGTTGATGAGACCACAACCGGGAACATCAACGTGACAAACAGTGTGGAAACCACTCCAATCATCGGCACAAATGGTGATCTTGCTGGGACTCGAATCACGACAATTCTTGACGCCATTTCTTGGCCTCAGAACCTGCGAGCAATCGACACTGGACAAACCCGACTTGCTGTTCAAAACGCCGCACAAAGCGTGCTGGATCTTCTTAACGAAGCTGCTCAAACTGATGTCGGAGCGATTTATGTTGAAGGGGATGGAACTGTTGTTTTCGATGACCGAACCTCCATCATCTCCGAAGACCGGTGCATCACTTCACAAGCCACATTTGACACAACCACCAAAAACAAACAGTTCATGGACGTTAAAATTGTTTATGACGACGACCTGATCTACAACATCGTCAGAGTCAACCGCAAAATCACTTCAGTGACTTCCGGAGATTCACTTATCGGCACCACTGTGACGATTGGTAACGCCGAATCGCAGTCTCTTTATGGGGCGAGAACTTTGAATTTGGAACTACCGATCCCATCGGCGAATGGGTCTGATACTTCTTATGGGCAGTCGACAGCAAACGACATGGGGTTATTTCTTTCTTCGCAATATGCGAATCCGGAACTTCGCCCCGACTCCATTTCTTTTAAACCTCGACGGGATCCGAGCAACCTTTGGCCGGAGGTGTTAGGACGTCGGCTTCGAGACCGAATCACTGTGAAGTTCGCTGTTCCTGGTGGCGGCTCACCTGTGGAACGTGATTGTTTCGTTGCCCAAATTCAGCATTCAGGTTCGCCAGCGGATTGGACGACTCGTTTCGAGTTATCATCTGCCACATTCTTCACCGGCTTCTTTATTCTCGACAACACCGGATTTGGTGTCCTAGACACCAACAAACTCTCTTTCTAGGAGACTCTCATGGGTTCAGGCTTCAAAACATTCACCGCAGGCGCTGTGCTGACAGCATCAGATGTCAACAATTATTTGATGGAACAATCCATTATGTATTTTGCGACGACCGGAGCTCGTGATACCGCTATTACTTCACCCGAAGAGGGAATGGTTGCTTTCATTGGAAGTAATGACGTCAACGAGGGTTTGTACGTGTACCACGGGGCGACGGGTGGCTGGCGTAAAGGTCCGGGATGGAATGCGCCGTGGGGTTACATGGCCCATATTGCTCAATCTGCAACAGTGACAACCTCGGGAACAACAGAACTCACCATTTGCAACACATCTTCATTTACTGCTGTTAGTAATCGTCTATATTTGTTGACCGGCACGATCTCAGGTTATGGAACTAGCGGAGACGATTTCACCTTTAGATTGCGAAATAATAGCGCTGCTGGAACTGTTCTTTTAGCTGGGAATGTCAATGTGAAACCATATCCTTCCAATCAGTTGATCGGGGTTGTCTCTATTGCAGCAGGAGCAAGTAATGGGATTTACATGACAATGCAAAGATCAGCAGGAACTGGAACATTCACTTCAAACTATATTGCAGATCCAGCTCAAATCACTTTGACCGACATTGGCCCGTCAGGCGCTCCTGCGTAATGGGGTATTACCTGCTCGACAATCCACCAGCGTCGCCGCAGTTCTATCGGTCAAGGAACTCGACGCCAACCTGGGCGGTTGGGGTGCATACGAGCGAAGGGTCAACTGGACCGGGTAGCGCACGCAACTTGGCGGCATTTATTGCCAGGCGATCCGATCCGGGCAGTTATCACGCCATAGTCGACAGTGAAGAAACTGTCGTGCTGGTCCCGCCGGACTACACCACCTTCAGCGTCGCCGCTTCTGGTTACAACTCGCGCACCTGGCACATCTGCCTCGCCGGACGCTCAGCAGACCTCAGCCCAGACGACCCGAACACCCAAGCCATGATCGTCCGGACAGGCGAAGCCATCCGTTTCCTTTGGGCGTTACTCGGCATCGACGTTAATGCAGCGACGCGTTGGATTGGCACAGATGCCCTCTCGACTGTTGGATTATTCTGCCATGGCGATGTCCAGCCTTGGGATCGCTCCGATGCCTGGTCAACACATCCTGACCGGGCACGCCTCGACCAAATGCTCATCAACGCAATCGCCCCTCCGGCCCCACCCATTCCTCCAACCCCACAGGACGACGA